TGCGTGGCAACGGTACGCTACAGAAACTGCGTGATGCACGTCTTGAAGCCAAGAGTCGTGAGATGAGCTTGCAGGAACGCCGAAAGAAAAAATCTAGCAAGAAAAAATTCCAATATGGTGCCTTTGGAGGATATCATTTTCCTGGATATGGTTACTACGGTGATACTGGTGCAGCCTCAGGTGGTGGCGATGGCGGTGGTGGTGAGAGCGTGCGTGAAAGCCAAGAGAGCCAGCAGGATATCATAGAGCGTTTCGCTGGATCCTGCTGTGAATTCCTGGGCATCAAAAATCCCCCAACAATAAAATTACGCCGTGATCCACAGTGGCAGAGCGTGAATGGTACCTTTGGACGTTACGATCCAGACAGCCATCGTATCGAATTGTCTGTGCATGGTCGCCACGTGGTGGATATCCTGCGCACCCTGGCACATGAGATGACGCATGCCCGGCAAGACGAAAAGATCGGCCTGCCCGACGATGCCGGCGAGACCGGTAGCCCATTTGAGAACGAAGCCAACGCCCTGGCTGGCCAGATCATGCGCCACTGGGCAGAACAAGAACCAGAGATGTTCCAGGACACAGATATCACGGAACAGTTGGATCGTCCCACGCCCACAGCACAAGAGATCATCCGCCGACACGGCATCGATGAGAAGACCTTGATCGATCAGTTGAAAAAAGGCATCGCCGTGGAGATGGAACACACACGCGATCCACGTGCGGCTTTAGAGATAGCACTAGACCATCTCAATGAACGACCCGACTATTATGACATGCTGGCCGCCGTAGAGCGTCCCATGGGCGAAGGCATGCGTGAAAAGATCGGCGCCGTGGCTGCTGCGGCATGCATCGCCGGCACACCCGGTTGTGCTACCACTGGTACCGACGCACTCAAAACAGTTCAGACCGTTGGTCGCGCAGCACAGACATTCAAAGGCATGAAAGGCAGCGATGCCAGAGAAGAACTCACCACTGCTGTCAAGGACACACTGAGAAAAGGTACGGGCACACGTGAAAGCCGTGTGGCTGAGTCTTCGGGTTATATTCCCACCGATGCAGAAAAGAATGATCCACGTTACTCAATGGCCCTGACAGTAGATGTGCGTCCAGGTGAAACAGGACGACAAGCCAACAAACTGGGACTGGAAACAGACAGCCAAGGCCGTCCTGCGCTGTTGATGAAAAAGTTAAGTAATCTCCTGGAGAGCGTGAAACTGGGCGAAGACGTAGATCTCTTCGAAGTCAAGATGAGCCCCGGTGAACTGCAAAAATGGGCACAGAGCGATGAAGCCCAGGGCATCCGTGCTGGTTTCGAAGCAGAACTCATCTTCCGTGATACTGCCCGTAACGAGGGAGAAGAGTCAGAACCCAATTACGACGCCGACGAGCGTGCCCACAGTATCGATGATGTGATAGAGTTCTTCCAAAATGGCGACAATCCCGTGGGCAGCAGGACTGCCTCACGCCTGCGTGATGCTCTCTACGAAGAATTCTACCAATGGCAGATGGAGCAGGTCGACTCGGCCTGGGATCGCGATGAAGAAGATCAAGTGCGAGACTGGATGGAAAACAACGTCTGGGAAGAAGACCAAGACGAATATCGCGCCCGTGCCGCTGAAGAACTAGAACTGGACCGGGAAGATCTCAGCGCCGACGACAGCAATAAGATCGAGGCCCGTGCCCAAGAACTGTTCGAAGAAGATGTGCAGTCCAGCATCTCCAACCGCGATGAAAATTGGCAAAATGCCTACGAATACTTCTCGGACATGATGCGTGATGATTCGGATCTCGATGACGATGCGTGGTTGCAGAGCGAATACCGCTACATGAGCGACATCGCCAACAATTTCGATGTAGACTGGCCCTACTGGACCGAAGGTAGTTACAGCGACGGTCGTTCAGTGGAAGACATCGCTGACAGTTTGAGCCGCGCCCTGGGCGGTGCCCGAGTGCGTGGCAGTTCGGGATATCACAGCGTGAAACGACAGGAAGATCTCTGGATCATTGAACCCGATGGATCGTTGGATCCCGATGACTCGGAAGATGCTGGCTTGGAAGTGGTGTCTCCACCCATGCCCTTGCCCGAGGCACTAGCATCACTGCGCCGAGTCATAGACTGGGCCAACGACAGCAACAAAGGCCATGCCTACACCAACAGTTCAACCGGACTACACATGGGCGTGAGCTTGCCCTACAAAGGCGGCGATGTCGACTATGTGAAATTGATCCTGTTCATGGGCGACCAGTATGTGCTGGATCAGTTTGGTCGTCTTGCCAATTCATACACACGCTCGGCCTTGGAAAAACTAAAATCCGTGCAGAAGTCGCGTCGTTCGTCCATGACCGAAGCCGACATGAAATCCTTGACTGGTGCAGAAAAAACAGCGGCAGCCATGGATCTCATGAAGAAGAATCTCATCGAACTGGCCGCGAGATACGTGCAGGACGGTGTGGGGCAAGACAAATACACATCGGCACACATCAAACCTGGTTATATTGAATTCCGATCACCCGGAGGTGACTACCTCAGCACGGACAGCGATGATGAATCCGCCTTGGGCAACACCATGCTGCGGTTCGCCCGTGCCATGCAGTTGGCCGGACGTCCAGACTTGGAACGCAAAGAATATTCAAAGAAACTCTACAAGCTCCTGACCGGATATCGTGCTGCTGAAACTAAAAAACCCGAGAAAGGCACACGCTATCGGACTAATATTGAAAGCGAAGACAGCAACGATGCTTTAGAACTGTTTGCACGCTACAGCAGTGGACAGATCAATCAAGAAGAACTCAAGAAACAGTGGGCACGCCAGGTCCTGGCCAAGGAAGCACCTCCCACCACCGGCGACAAAGAATACGAGATCGTGCAGGATACCCCAGATGGCGAAGAAGTCATTGACACCGTACGTGCCAAGAACAACACCGAAGCGTTCAACAAGTTCCGCGGACTGTATAGAGATGACCCGCGCTGGTTCCGGTTGGACATCCGGGATAAAACTCCAGATCCTGACGCACCCCCAGCCGAGAAGAAGATCAGCCGTCGTGCCCAGGTAGCCAAGAAGATCGCGGATCGGCCCAGCGTGTGGCACGTGGAGAACACCAATAACCGTCGCGTGTTGTTGATCGCGGCCATGAATGCAGCAGATGCCAAAGCCCGTGCCATCCAGATGTCGGACGAGTTTGCCGAACTACGACGCCAGGATCCCGACAGTTTCTTGGTGCAACCAGCCACGGCAGAACAACGCCGCCAGTATCAAGCACAGCAGGCCGACGATCGAAAAGACAGAGCGGATCTCCAAGGAAACTTGCAAGGTGAAGAAAAGCGTTACCGTGTGACATGGACTGAACGCAGAGATGGCCAAGAAGTCGCGGATAGTTTGGTAGTGTCGGCCCGGGGACCACAAGGTGCCATGCAGAGCGTGCGTAGTGCCCTAGAAGCACAAGGGCGCGAAGTCATACGTATCGAATCCGATATTGCCGATGACTCGACCCTGAGCCGTATCAGAAATGCGCTATCACCAACACAGTCGGGATCGCAGCGATCTAACTGGCAGCAAGATCTACAAAATCACCTGGCCTCAGCACAGCCAGCCATAGGTGGTAGAAGAGAATACCAGATCTACCAAAGAGACAACGGCGTAGCCATCATTGGATTCATGGCTGCCGATGATGAGGAGGCCTTGGCACGCCTAGAGAGATTCCGACGGGAACATCCAGATGCTGATGTAGGTGTGCGCACTGGTGGTGAATCCATGAGAACACCAGCACCGGCACAGCCACAAGGCGAGTGGACTGGAGGGTGGTTGATCAAAGATTCCACAGGTAACGTGCTACATCGGTTCCACGGAATAGGCAATGTCCAAGCGGACGCCAACAGATATGCCATGAACTGGCTGCGAGAAAATCCACGATTCATGCAGGCAGGTGCGGAAGTAGTACCGGAGATGAGATAATGAGAGCAAACGAATTTGTAAAAGAAGGTATCATGGACACCATAAAAGGTGCCGCCAAAGAACTCACCAGAGACAGCCTGCAGCGGAAGATCAAGCAGGCCTGGGAAAACACCTTCTGGCCCAAGTATGTCGAACCTGCGCTGAACCGCATCCAGATCAATGGAAAGCCGTTCCGCAGGATGGTGTTAGGTGAGCCGCGTGTGATCGAAAACAAACGCAGCCAGAATGCCATACTCAAGCAGTACACAGTAGACATCGTGTTCCCCATCGATCCCGAACAGTGGGCTGGTGATGAGATCCAATATCTAGGGGGGCAACTGCAAGACATCGAGGCCGGTGATTGGAATCCCAAGGTCCATGGTCTGGGACTGGTGGGTTTCGATCAGCCCATGAAGAGTTTCCAATATACCCGAGGCGAAACACCCGACCTTGTCATCCCCGTGAGGATCACCAGCCTAGAAATCAACCGAGGATTGGTGGGCGAAAACAATGATGGTCGCGATAGTGAACCCGAAGACGTTGACGATGACGGCATGACCATGGCTGACCGAGCCCGTAGAGATGGCCGTGGCGGTGATGACGAAGATCAACCAGAGACTGCTGCCCAACGGCGTCGCAGGAGCCTGCAGGCCACCCGGGACTTCAACCGCGGCCGGCGCAGCGATCAGATGCGTGAGTCGGGTGTCTCAGAAGGCCTGCCACAGACTCTACGCAAGATTGTTCCTGGATATGCCAAGCGTGAGATCGATCGAAAGATGGATGCTGGCAAGTTTGGCAAGACTGATGCCGACAAGGATGCTAACTTCTATCGCTATAAAAAGATCCAAGACAAGATAAAAGGGCAAGGTGTAGGGGAAGGAGCCAAATGGCGTCAACACCCGGGCGCATATGATGTAGATGACGAGGGCAACAAAACACCCCGCGATCCCAACAGTCCCAAGTTCGGGTATGACCCTCTCCAACGCCGAGCAGACACAGCAGGTGATGCTAAAACGGCTCGAGGTCGGGCCTCAGCACTGAAAACTTCATTACGAATGGCTCGTGGAAACAAAGGTGTCCAGGAAGGCCCTGCAAACAATGACTTCTATGCTGGATTATACGCAGAATTAGTAGGCGATGTGAGCAACCACTCAGTGACTGACATAGTCAACACTAAAAATAGCATCAAGCGTGCGTTAGAGAGTGGCCGACTGAATATAGCCGATGTCAAGACCGAGATACGCCAGTTAGAGGCTGAACTCAAAAAGCAAGGCGTAGAGGAAAGCAAAGGCGAAGGCCCGTGGCACATCAGCCCCAGCGGTGTGAAAACCAACATGCCACCCACAGACGACGACTATGACATCAATTATGGTAAAGAAGGTTTAGTGGCCCAGGATCGTCGATCGCGTGGAGTGGATGTCCGCACTGGATCACGCCGGGTCAAGAAAGACTGAAATGAGAGCCCAAGAGTTCGTCCAAGAACAAAAAGTCAACGAGATCAACGGCCCCGGCGAGTTGTTTGTTGACCCTAGTTTGATCGAGAGATTCACTGATCGTGGCTGGGAAGTGCTAGGCGAAGGCCGCGATCAGATCGTGTTGGGCAAGCCCGGTAGCGCGAGCATACTGAAGATCGTGGGCGAAGGTAGCCTGCCACGGCGTGCAGAGATACGCAGATATGTGGGATTCTTCCGACAGCATCAACGCAATCCACATTTCCCCCGAGTGGGACCGGATCGTGAACTGGAATGGAATGGCAAGCGATACTATGCCTACAGCCAGGAACGTCTCAAATCCTTGCCCGGAGATGAGCAGGTACTGGATTACCTGGAACGGTTCATAGGCAACTATGACAAGGATCCCGCCATAGACGAGCGCGACATACCCCCTGGACTCTCCTATGAGCAAGTGGACGGTCTGGCACAGGCCATGGATCAGATGTTCCGCGCAGGTTTTGCCACCACAGGCTATGATCTCAGCAACGTGTCCAATATCATGCAGCGTGCCAACGGCCAGTTGGTGATAGTGGATCCTTTCAGTAGTTTTGATGATGAACTCGATGAAGGGAGGGTCAACGAAGTGCAGATACTCTCAAAAGTCAAAGGCAAAGGTTCTGAACCCAGCCAACTGCCCAGGTTCGGTCGATATATCGAGCCCGAGAACAAAGAACACTATCTAGGAAAACCAGCAGGGAAATTCCGTGGCTACGAGATCTGGCAGGACTGGATCGGCGGACAGTTGAGTTACCATTTGTTTGACCCCCGGGAAGGCCGTGTGGTAGTCACCACTTTTGGTAGCCAGTACAAAAACAACCCCAAGAGTTATATCATACACGGGCTGTATGCCTCGCCCGGAAATCCTGTAAGGGCGCATGAATTTTATCATGCCTTGGTCAAAGAGCTAGGGCTGACCTTGATATCAGATCGCAAGCAGAGCCCCGGTGGCAATCGTGTATGGCAGAACCTTGAACGCTATCCCGACATCAATATCTACGGTTATGACACACGTACCGGTGAAGTGCAGAATTTTGGTGCACGAGATGCAGAGATGTACACCATATCCTCCCGGGATATCAAGGACCGTGAAGGTCGATATGTCGCGAAGAATCTAAGATTAGTGGCCACGGCGAAATGAACATCGCAGAAACATGGCGTTGGACTGGACGCATCGGATTGGGAATACTGTTCCTGATATTGCTGACCAGTTGTGCTGCCGTGTTTGATGAGAACGAATACAGCCGCATGGTCGACATACGTGTGGAACTCCAAGAAGCACGTTGCACCAGCCCCCAGGATGCCACCATCATGTCGCAGCGTGTGAAATCCCATGTAGACTGGCTTGCAATCTACAGCCAGCACTTGCCCGACAACAAAAACACTGTCAGCATGATCGCTGCCATGCGAAAGTCCACAGATGAGTTCGCCGATCGTCTTGGCCGCGAGCCAGCATCCTCGGCCTACTGCCGTCTCAAAGTAACAATGCTGCAGGATCAGATCGACATCATATTAAAGACCACGGCCCGCAGACCCCGATAGGAGATTGCCATGCAAGAAATCAACAGCCTATTAGAATCTATACTACCTGACAATGCCTGTGTGGCAAGAGTAGCTGAACAGGCAAAGAATATCAATCGCAGCTATGTCAATGGTGAGATCTCGCCGGATGAGAGAGATGCCTTGCTGTTTGATCTCGTTAACACTGAGACCATCATCCAGGAGATGGATCAGCAAGAGCGTCGTATCTTGTTAGGTCAGGCCGTGAAAATATTATCTATGATCCCTATAATGAATTAACTCGGCGGTTTTCTGTACCCTACTAGTTGTAAATACTTACGTCGCCCAAGGAGCTAAACCAATAAAAATAAAGGAGACGACGATGACATTGACGCTGATACTGACACCAGGCATTTTATTATTTTTTTCATTTATTTTGATACTGTCTTTGATTTTTTTATTCTGGATCAGTGTGCAATATCGTCGTAAATCTCGATGCCTCGATGACATTGAGCGCATGACTGCGATGGAGATGATAAAAATCCGAAAAAAGACTTCTCGCGGATGACTGGGATCATAATATGAAAAAATATCTATTGGCATTACTGATGATTGGTAACACATCCTGGGCCCAAAATCCTGGATGGTCTGAAAACCAGATGCCCGTGTTGTGCGGGTCGTTCCGGGAGATAGTGATCACTCTGCAAAAAGAGCAGTATCAGGAGTCTCCGGTCTGGGTCGGAAAAAGCGCCGAAGATTCCAGCCGCTATGCTTTGTTTTTCAATGAGAAAAAGGGCAGCTGGACCTTGGTGCGTTATGGTGCCGAAATAGGTTGCATATTGGGCATCGGGGTAACCAGTGAATTCGTAGATTTCACCAATTCGCGTCCCAAAACCTACTAAACGCAGGGATTGCTTTTTTCGGTAAATAGTAGTACAATAAGATTACTATGCGACTACACGAAATCAACGATCCCAAACCCCATCTTTATCTAGACATGGACGGAGTACAGGCCGACTTTTTCACGGCCTGGGCCCAATGGCACAATCGGAAGTTTGGACAGAGCCATGTGGAACGCTACAAAGACATCGGTTCACGAGAACAGCGCGAGCAGAGCATAGCAGAACTGTCCGCCGAAGGCCCGGAATTCATACAAGAATTTTTCGCTAACTTACCCACATTGCCAGGTGGACAGCGATTGGTACAGTGGCTCAAGACCAACAAGATACCTTTCACTGTGCTGTCAGCGCCATTGCGTGGGATGAATGCACCCAGCATCGCGGGCAAAAAAACCTGGCTGGATGCGCACAATCCCGGTACTTCGGGATCGGCCATATTCACTGGCGACAAAGCCCGCTTGGCACAGGCCGGGGGTCAGCCCAATATACTAGTAGATGATTTTAAAAAATACGTCAATGCCTGGACTGATGCTGGTGGCATCGGTATCTTGTATCGCGATGCCGGCGTCAACGATGTGATACGGCAGTTGGCCGAGATCTACGGCATAGGCGCCAACGTCGCTGAAGCCAAGGGACAGGCCCTGCGCACCTATGCAGCCAAAGTCCGCTTAAAACAAACCGGCTACGAAAACATCATTGATACCACAGTACAGGCACGCAATCCTGAAATGGCGCGGCGCCTGATACGACAGCAATACGGTGATCGCAACGTCATCGTGGGACAGCCCCGAGAACTCAAATGAGAGCCCGGGAGTTCATTGCCGAAAACAAAACAGCCTGGATGGCCAAAGTCGCAGACACTGGCAAGATCGTGCGTATCATACGTCGCCAGGATCGTGTGGAATTCAGCGATAAACCGGGATGGCTGCTAATAGACACAGATCCAGGTCGTGGTGATCGCGGCCTAGGCTTGAAATGGATCCCTGCCTCCACGCAGTTTGATTGGGTACGGCCCTTCCGTGAAACTGTAGATGAGAACTTTGCCGATGGCAAAAAGCCTGGGCGCAAAGGATTATCAAAGCGTGTGGGAATACCTAAAAAAGCCAGCCTGAGTCAACTTGAAAAAATAGCCAAAAACAGTACCGGAGAACGACGCAGGATGGCACAGTGGCAACTCAACATGAGACGTGGCCGCAATAAAAGCAAATAAACTACACACTAAATACAGTGTGGAAAACAAATTCATCCGAGCCGTGTTTGATCTAGATTGCGAGTGGGAAGGACTGCCCCCCACTTATCGTATCTATGTCAATGACGAACTTTTCGCTGAACGCACCTGGACTTGGGTAGACGAGTATCTCACCGAGATGCTGCAGATATCTGCTGCTCCGGGACGCTACCACGTAAGGGTAGAGCCCGTGGCACCACATTTGTCACGATTCACCGCCAGCAATCACCGGGTGGAATATGGCCCGGGGCATTGGATAGATCCCGACCATGTGGAGATACTATTATGAAAGCCCGGGAATTCATACTAGAAAAAGTACTGGGCACTCTGCAGCTGGGAGACATCCGCGTAGAGTATGACGACCACACTGATCAACAAAAAGCCCGGCGCGATCGCCAGGTCAAAGATTCTGAGATAGATCAAGTGCTGCGGAGAATACATCAAGTACGGCGTCCTATGTTGGCGCTGAATCACGGTGAGAGATTTTGGGTCTATGATCCAGAAGTTGACGTGGCACTGGGTTTCACTATGATAAGCCCATCACAGCGCATCGTCCGTCTCAAGACTGTGATACACAATCGTCCATGGGACAGTGATCGCTTGGTATTGACCATCGGCGATAAATCGCCAAAAAACACCACAAAACACCCGGAGTTGATGAGATGAGGGCTCGGGAATTCGTCGCAGAAACTACTACCGCAGGTTCCATAGCCGTGGTCGCGCAGCCTTTGGGTGGTATGATTAGGAGACAAGGATTCCGCAAACCAGGTAAATACTCTAATAGCGCACCCAGTGCCACAAAAAGAAAGAAAAACGATGCTCGCGGATGATTTGAAAACTTTTCTAGGTAGCAGTTATGCTTACTTCACCAAAGCCTGGGGATTCCATTGGAACGTAGAAGGCAGTAATTTTGGTGAACTGCATGAGTTTTTCTCTGACGTCTACGAAGACACCCAAGACAGCATCGACAAAACCGCTGAATTCATCCGCACCTTGGATGAGTATGCTCCCGGTAGTCTGGAGCGTTTCCAGGAACTCAGCCAGATCACTGGCCAGACCAAGATTCCCCGTGCCCGCCTCATGCTCACAGAACTGTTGGCCGACACACAGACCATGATCGATCTATCCAAGACCTTGTTCCAATCAGCACAGGCCGATGGTCGTGAAGACATCGCCAATTTCGCAGCCGAGCGCCAAGAGCAGCATGGCAAGTGGGCTTGGCAGATGAAGGCTTATCTCAAGGAAGAGAGAGAATGAGCTCAGACCGCGACATATATCAGATCCTAGAAAGCCTTGATGCTGCACAGAAGTCGGTGAAACAATTGCCGGCTTTATTTAAACCCGCTAACACATCTCCCCAGATCGGTGGCAAATATCCCGGTCGGAATGCCACACAGGGTTATCTCGTTGGCGAAGACAAGTATGATTACGAAAACCCCATGGCACAGGCAGTGACACGCCGTATCGTGAATCAGCATCCTGAGTGGATCATGAAGTACGGTGTGGATGCCTTGACCCAGGCCATCGACGATGTAGTTGGTGATCGGTGGGATGGTGACGAGATCGGAAGCAGTGACGTATCAGCCTACGTGCAGATGGTCAGTGACCAACTCCGTGATCGCATGGGTGACAGGTCAGAGATGGATGATCGCAAGCCATTTGCCGAGGACGATGACGAACAAGAGCAAGCAGAACTCAACAGTGACGGTGAGCCAGATCATGGTTTGTTTGGTGACGACGAAGACAAAGACGAAGCCGAACAAGTAGATGAACTAGATAAAAAGACTCTGGCCAGCTATGTCAAAAAGGCCGCACCAGACAGATACAACCGTATCCCCAACGATCTCATGAAGATGAAAGATCCCGAAAAGAATCGTCGCCAGTGGGTCACCCGCGAAAAGGGCATCGACCAAGCCTTGGACAAGTTAAGCAGAGAAAGTGTGTCAGAAGCCGACGGCGACCAAGTGAAAAAAGTTTTCAAACGGGCCGGTAAACCCGTTGGCGAAGTAGGTATCGATCCTGATCATAGCCCTGGTCAAGGAGAATGGTATATCAAGCATTATGCTTCCGGCACAGATCTCAGTGGTTACGATTCCTACGAAGAAGCAGTTGAAGAATTGCGAGAATTCGTCCGGCAAGGTATCTCAGAAGGTCGAGAATCCGCCACCGAAGACGTTCTCAGCACCATGAAAAAGAAACTGGGAGACTATCTCCAGGACGTGGCCACTGCCATCCGTAAAGATCCCGACTTGGTAGACAAGATCCCCCAAGACGTTGACAAGATATCTGCAGTGAAAACCATTCGTACCGACGACGGTCACGAGATCAAGATCCATGGCACAGAAGATGATGGTTTCCGCATCAGCATCAAGAACCGAGATCTCAAGTCACGGTTCAAAGACCTTGACGAAGCCGTGATGGCCTGCGAGATGTATTGCGCACGTCGACGCACAGCACTGGAAAACGCAGATTACATAGAAGAGAAACGATAAAATGATCCTGGACGAAATTTTTGAAGCCACCATCCCCCCACATATCAAACCCAGTGATATCCCTCCTGCTATGCGTAATCGTAAATTGACCATGAAGGACATCGAAGCCGAGCGTCCACAGAGCGTATATCGTTTCCGTGTGGGTGACAAAGAGTTCATGGATCTTAAAGCAGCACAAGAATTTGCAACTGGTACCGGTCAACGAGTAGAACGCATACGCGAAGCCGCAAGTCAAAAAAAAACATCTAACTCCCGAATCGAGCGGATCCTAAAACAATTAAGAGCGCGACATCCGCAGGCACAAGATGACCTTGAAGCCCTGATCTATGATTTCCGTAGCGGCCAAAGCCAGGATCGTCGAGACATCAGCCGTCTGGACATGGAAAACGACGCGGAAGAAGCCGACATCGAGCGCCTGGAAAAGATCCTGGCCAATCTCAAACAACAGCGCGAACTTGCTGAGAAAAAAGATCGCACACCTGGCAAGATTTCCCGGAGCGAAGATCCTTGCTGGTCAGGGTATCACATGGTAGGTACCAAGAAGAAGGACGGTCGCGAAGTTCCTAACTGTGTGCCCGGTGAGAAGGGCGCTGCCAACGAAGCACAAGAATCTGTGGGCGTGAAAGTACAGCGCAGTGGACCCAACGAGACCGTGGTCACACAATGAATAAACCTCCCGCACCCAAACCAGTTCAACACGGCAGTCCACTGGGACGCACCGTGATGGGCAAACGAGCCAAACACATACCCATCACCATGCCCATGAGGATACCGCTGTCATGAGAGATCTGATCAACTTACTGGAAGCCGTCGAGCGAGGCTGTCCTCCGGCCACACAAGATATCGATCTCAATCTCAAGAACAGAAAGAAAGCCATCGATGAATACATGTATGGTCCCATGGACCCCAATGAACCCAACGAAGAATTCTGGTCACGGATCGCCAACGAATGGAACATGTCGGACATCGAGCAGGCCAAGTCAGCTCGCTGCGGAAACTGTGCAGCCTTTGATATCACCGACCGGATGCAAGACTGTATCGCTCGAGGAATCGGCAGCGAACCCGGTAGTGATCCCATGGACACCATTGATGCTGGAACACTGGGCTACTGCAAGTTCTTGAAATTTAAATGTGCTGCCAAGAGAACGTGTATAGCGTTCGTAGAGGGTGGACCCATCCAAGACTGATATGCGAGCCACTGAGTTCATCGTCGAAGGAGCGATCCAAGTTTGGCCTGACATTATTAACGCCTATAAAGCGGCACAAAGGTTAGGTGGAAAGGTAGTGAGATCGCAGGGCGGGTATTTTAAAGTGGTTAGTTTAGATGCCCCCGGTCAAGCATTACGTCCCATCGCAGAGCCACCAGAACATCGAGATCTAAGAAAGAATCTCAAACTAGATCTTGAAAAATTAGAAAAAGAAATAGATGTCGTATATTCAAAGCAGCCCCGCGATTGGAAAACTATCAACCAAATGCATAAGGTTGCCACCGAACTTCGCAATAAAATCAAAAGAAAAGTAGCAATTGAACCAGTGGCCGAAGAAGAGCAACTCGACGAGTTGACATTCCGGGGCAGCCAGTGTACAGTAGATTGCAGTGGACACCGTGCTGGCTATGAATGGTATCAAAGAAAACAACGCACTCCGAATTCCTGGAGCACCAGTTTCAATAATGGTGCTGCCATCGCTGCTGCTGGTAAGTAAAGCATGGACAACGAATATCCTGTTTGGCCCGAACACGACGGAACCGATCAACCACGCAATCCCTACGCACCCGTATGAGTGACCGTATCGAAACCTATATCTATGAAAGCCCCGATGGTGGTGACACCGTTTATTGCAGGCCATTTGGGTCAGACCCTTCTGAACGGACATTACACAGCATCAGCAAGAGGAAAAAATCTCTCATATCTGATTTACGCAAAAGCAAACTCTGGGGCGACATACATCGTGCTGCCGAAACTGATCCTGTGCTGAAAGACATGCTGGATCGGATTGAAGTGTACCATCAATTGAAGAATTCACCCTAGGACCGTTAGGCTACGGTGAGTGGGCGGCCCCGGCCTAAGCAAAAGACTCGCTACCTTTTTGCTTAAACAGGGGCACGTTTTCCTTTATTCCAAGGTGTGCGTCCCATTCTTTGTGCAGATAGTCTGGCCTTTGCTTCTTCTGACCATTTCCATCCTCTTGATTTTTTCTCTTTGGCGGGTTTAGGAGTCCAACCCGATTCTAACAATTTTTTCTTAACAGATTCTCTTATTTTTTGTTTATGTTCTTCAGACATAGAACCAAGTTTTATCCCCTTTACCCCGCCTCCCCATAGACCATCTTCGGGTTTCAAATTGGCCCATTCTTTTGATTCGACTATGTTCTGCTCTTTAGAAAAATTTAAAGCATACTTTTTTAAGGAATCTTGATCGGTAAAAAGTTGATACCATGTTGTAGTTACATCGTCACCATATTTTTTAAGATGACGCAACCAATGTTTTCCTGATCCTTTATAACTAACTGGATCTTTTTGAACAGTTTTTCCAAAATATTTCAATCCAGTGATATTATGTTGTTTGATATATAAAAAAGTAGGTTTAAAGACTCGCATGATATTATTTACCACACCTACCCTTGGGCGAAAGTGAGCAAAAATCCGTTGACAAATCTAAATCCATCTTATATAATTGATCTATAAAGGAGATATTCATGGACACACGTAATTTTTCAGCAGAACAAAAATTAAAACTTACGGCTATAATTAATGAAGGTATGCAGGTCATGCACGAAGTCGAGACGCTCAATGGTGGGCTTTCGGACACCATCAAAGCAGTAGCAGAAGAATTGGACATCAAACCCAATATCCTCAAAAAGGCTATCCGCATTGCACACAAGGCCGAATTTGGCAAAGAGCAACAAGATCACGAATTGTTGGAAACGATCCTGACCACTGTGGGCAAAACACTTTAATAAATGGTATATCCAGGATTCACGCTAGAAGATTATTATTCTAGACCAGCGATAAAGATACCGGTGTGCCAATCCAAGAATGTGTTCGAATCCGGTGTTGAATTTAAATTTAATAAATTTGGTTATAGGACCATTGAGTTTGATTCTGTACCGGAAGATTATTTTTTAGTAGCAGGATGTAGTCTGACAGAAGGGCACGGACTTGATTACGAGGAAACATGGTCGTACCTGGTTTCTGAAAAAATTGGCTTGCCAGTGATCAATCTAGCCAAAGGATCCGGGAATGCCCAATTTTGCAATCAGGTTATCTCTCGTTGGATTCCGATTGGTCATACCCCAAAATTTGTGATCGTGCAATGGCCCCACATTTATCGATCCCTGGTCTGGAAAAGAGAACAAGGTATGTTTGTTTTAAACAACAACAAAGATTCCGTTTATGTAGAATGTTTGAAGAGTTGTGATAATAATTTTTTTGAAACTTGGATAACCTCAATTATTCGTGCCAATGAGCATTGTAAACATCACGGTATACCAATCTTGAATATTTGTCTTGAAGAAATTGAAACCATACCAAAAAACATTTTAAAGATATTATCGGATCACGGTATCGATCTCCATCTCGACGAAAAACTCGATGGTAAGACATGGTTCTTTGATAACAAAGCCAAGGACAATATGCATCATAGCGTATGGTGTACTGAAAAGTGGGCGCAAAGAATTATCACCTTGCTAGATTCAGATATTAAATATAAATGATTCGCCCACGTCACGGGCATGTAGAACGGTCAGTGGGCCATAAGCCACAGGAGATAGATGAGTTACATTGACGCACTTTTTGATCGTGATCACGATCGCATCCATATCGTAGGTCGCCGCGATGGCGAACGTTACTACGAAGAGTATCCAGCCACGTATATTTTCTACTATGACGACCCCAGGGGCAAGTTCCGTAGCATCTTCGGTAACTCTGTCAGCAGATTTAGTACTAGAAACAACAAAGAGTTCCGCAAAGAGATGGCCATCAACAAGGGCAAGAATCTCTACGAGGCCGACATCAATCCCATCTTCCGCTGCCTAGAGGAAAACTACAAGGGCATCGATGCGCCGAGACTCCATACAGCATTCTTTGACATCGAAGTAGATTTCGACCCCGAGCGAGGCTTCAGCCGACCCGAGGATCCGTTCAACCCCATCACTGCCATCTCTGTGTACATGGATTGGCTGGATCAGTTGGTCACGCTGGTACGTCCTCCCCGGCATATGAGCGAAGAAACTGCCAATGAGATCGCTGCAGAATTCCCCAACACTTTCGTGTTCTGGGATGAAAAAGATCTGTTGGATACATTCCTGAATCTCATCCAAGATGCTGACGTGCTGAGCGGTTGGAACTCCGAGGGTTACGATATCCCTTACACCGTCATGCGCACCACCCGGGTGCTGTCAAAGGACGACACACGCAGATTCTGTCTCTGGGATCAGTTGCCCAAACAGCGCACATTTGAAAGATTCGGTGCAGAAAACATCACTTTCGATCTCATCGGTCGTGTGCATCTCGATTACATGCAACAATACAGGAAGTACACCTATGAAGAACGACACTCCTATAGTCTGGATGCCATCCTCGAGTATGAAGGCTTGGAAGGCAAAACCAAGTTCGAAGGAACCTTGGACCAACTCTACAATCAAAACTGGCGCACGTTCATCGAGTACAACCGACAGGACGTCAACGGGCTCGCAGCCATCGACAAGAAGCTCCGGTTCCTGGATCTAGCCAACACACTGGCGCATGAAAATACCGTGCTGCTGCCCACCACCATGGGCGCAGTAGCAGTGACAGAGCAAGCCATCATCAACGAAGCCCACGAACGTGGAATGGTAGTTCCAGTAAGGAAAGAGAGACTCACAGATGAAGACACGCAAGCCGCAGGTGCCTATGTTGCTTATCCCAAAAAAGGAATGCACGACTGGGTGGGCAGTATCGACATCAACAGTCTATACCCGAGTACCATCCGTGCTCTTAACATGGGCCCAGAAACCATCGTCGGCCAACTCCGGCCGATCATGACCGAACACTATATCTCCGACAAGATGCGTCAAGGCAACAGTTTCGCGGCGGCTTGGGAGGGATTGTTTGGTACTTTAGAGTACACTGCCGTGATGGAACAGCAACGCGGCACAGAGATCACCATAGACTGGCAGGACGGTGCTGAGAGTATACACAGCGCCGCTGAAGTGTGGCGCATCATCTTTGATTCAAATCAACCTTGGATGCTCAGCGCCAATGGAACCATCTTTACATATGAAACGGAAGCAGTGATCCCGGGATTGCTGAAACGCTGGTATGCTGAACGTAAAGAAATGCAAAAACGCCTCAAGGAATGCACCAACCGAGAAGATGAAGAATATTGGGACAAGAGGCAGTTGGTTAAAAAGATTAATCTTAATAGCCTTTATGGTGCTATTCTTAACCCAGGTTGTCGTTTCTTTGACAAAAGAATCGGACAATCGACAACACTCACCGGTAGAGCGATTGCTCGACACATGGATGCACATGTTAACGAATGCATCTTCGGGCGGTACGACCACGTCGGGGAAGCCATAATATACGGTGACACAGATTCGTGTTACTTCTCTGCATGGCCTGCCGTGAAGAAAGAAGTGGAAGAAGGTCGCATGGAATGGTCGAAAGAGACCTGTATCGCGCTGTATGACAGCATCGCCGAACAGGTAAACCAGAGTTTTCCAGGATTCATGGAACAGGCATTCCATTGTCCCCGAGAGATGGGCAATGTGATCAAAGGTGGTCGAGAGGTCGTGGCATCTAAAGGATTGTTTATCACCAAGAAACGCTATGCCGTGATGATCATCGACAAAGAAGGCAAGCGTGTAGACGTCAACGGTCAGCCAGGCAAAGTCAAGGCCATGGGACTGGATCTCAAGCGCAGTGATACTCCCAAGATCATCCAGGATTTTCTCAGCGAAATCCTCAACGATGCACTGACCGGTGTGACAAGAGAAGACATCATACAGAAGATCCGTGATTTCAAATATGCGTTCCACGACCGTCCGGGCTGGGAGAAAGGTTCGCCCAAGCGTGTGAATAATCTCACCATGTACAGCAAACGAGAAATAGCCGAAGGCAAGACTAACATGCCAGGACACGTCCGGGCGGGCATGAATTGGAATACATTACGACGCATGAACAGCGACAATTACAGCATGCAGATCGTAGATGGTATGAAAGCCATCGTATGTAAACTGAAACCCAACGCCCTGGGATGGACATCTATCGCTTATCCCACAGATGAATTGCACTTACCACAATGGTTCAGAGAACTTCCGTTTGACGACGCAGAGATGGAAGCCACCGTGGTAGATCAGAAGATTGATAACTTGCTAGGCGTACTTGATTGGGACTTGGCCAGCGCTACCAATACCGAAAACACTTTCCAAAGCCTGTTTGAATTCTGATGAAACTCAGCCAATTAGTCGCCTTCCGCGAAAGTCTCGATCACTTAGAATATCTCGCAGGCAGCAACGAGATACGGAGACAACTGTCGGTTTGCATCGACACTTGTAATCTATCTCCCGCGGGTCTGGGAGAACATCAAGGAAAACTAGAAAATACGTTTGGGTTGATAGATCTCAATCTATTGGATTTTGATTCTCGTGTACAGGATATTAAAAAATTCGTCGACAATAAGATCCTGGAATCTAGTCATGAATATTTCATGAAAAGTTATCAATCTTGGGAAGCGATAAAAAACGAACCCGTGGACCAGATACTCCATAGAGATCTGCGAGCCAGTGACGATGACATCAGATTGTTGAAGCATCGTATCTCTAGTTACAGTAATTGGAAATATCCTGGAGTGTTCATACGTCCCGGGCTATCACCATTTTTCAGCGACATCATTGACCTTGATCCGTTGTATGTCGTAGATACCGATCATGATCTTTTGACGCCCACTGTATCAAAATTGACCCCGGAATACCAAAGGCGTATACGGAGATACATCATCCATCGAGATCAGATTCCACACATGCCATCATTGCCACAGGGACAGATTGGATTCGTGTTTGCTTGGAATTTTTTTAATTACACTCCCATCGAAGTCATGAAAGAATATTTCCAAGAAATCTGGCAGATACTGCGTCCGGGAGGGTCGTGTCTGTTTACTTTTAATAATTGTAGCCGTAGTGTTCCGGTAGTCTTGGCCGAACATAGCTTCGCTAGTTACACCCCGGATTGGGCAGTCAGGAACATTCTGTCCAACATTGGGTACGAGATTGTCAACCAATACAATGCCGATTATCATCTCAATTGGTTGGAAATAAGGAAACCCGGAGAACTGACCAGCATGCGTGGTGGGCAATCCTTGGCCATGGTAAAAAGAAAAGAATGACCAGGACTGTGATAAATTATCATCATCTCGGTTGCATATACTGTGCATAAATGTTAAACTTAGGAAATAAAATTTCAACGATTGGAGAAAAACAATGAGGGATCACCTATTAGATTTAGTAGAACACACGTTCGATCTTGGATGCATCGATTTGGTCAAGATCACCGGAACCGACAAAGAGACCATGATCGAAGGCATCGCCGAGGATCGTTCAGTGGTCCTCCAGGGTAAATTCCTAGCACCAGTACCGGAGTTTATTGGTATGTTTGGTATGCCCAATCTCAGCAAACTCAAAATCTTGTTAAACTTGCAAGAGTACAAAGAGAATGCCAAGATCGACGTCAAACGGCAAGAGCGCAACGGCGAGCAGGCTGCTGTGGGATTGCACTTCGAGAATGCCTCGGGCGACTTTAAAAACGATTATCGTTTCATGACATCAGAGATCATCGCAGACAAACTCAAGACAGTGAAGTTCAAAGGTGCCAACTGGAACATCGAGTTTGCCCCCGCTGTATCCAGCATCATGCGTCTCAAGATGCAGGCACAAGCCAACGCTGAAGAATCCAACTTCACAGCCAAAACTGATGGTACAGATCTCAAGTTTTCTTTTGGCGATCACAGCACACACGCGGGTGAATTTGTTTTCCAAGCAGGAGTCAACGGTACATTGAAACGTGCATGGGCATGGCCAGTAAAACAAGTGATCGGTATCTTGGATCTCACCGGCGACAAAGTCATGCGTATCAGCGACGATGGCGCGGCCCAGATCACTGTAAATTCCGGTATCGCTGAATACAACTACATCCTCCCGGCACAAAGCAAGTGATCGACCAAGACAATCTTACCTCCAAGCAGTCGGACTACGCTATATTCCTGCCGGCCATCAGCAGTTTCTATGCCAGTTATGTGGGGCGGCAACGTACCACGAACTATGTAGATCCCAGCCGCATGCCCCCGGGCATTCCCGACATGGAGCAACTGAACTGGTTGAATCCACAGAAAGGTCTGTTCCCTTATCGCTGGAGCCTGTATAGTGCAGGCCATGCCAACTTGGATCTCAACAAGATTGATCCCAAAGAGGACATGATACGAAATCGTGACCCCAACACGGTCATGCTGGCAGACTCGGGTGGATTCCAGATCGCCAAAGGTGTGTGGCCAGGCCGTTGGGCAGACTTCACTGATAAGAAATCCGAAGCACAACGGGAGAAGGTCCTGAAGTGGCAGATGGGCATAGCCACTTATGGCATGACCATGGATATCCCCACATGGACGTTCCGCGATCCAGTGGCAGCCCAGGCCTGTGGTATCTTCAGTTATGATGATGCGGTCCGAGCCACGCAATACAACAACGAATTTTGGATCGCCAATCGCTATGGCGACACAAAGATCCTTAACGTGTTGCAAGGCGGTAATCATGCCGAGGCCGATCACTGGTATGACCTCATGAAGGATTACTGCGACCCAGCCAAATATCCCGATCGTCATTTCAATGGCTGGGGCATGGGCGGACAGAATATGTGTGATGTGCATCTGGTGCTGAAACGCCTGGTGCATCTCATACACGATGGGCTATTAGAAAAGGGCGTACATGATTGGATGCACTTCTTGGGAACCTCAAAGCTGGAATGGGCAGTACTGCTCACGGACATACAACGAGCTGTACGCCAGTACGCAAATCCCAACTTCACTATCAGTTTTGACTGTGCGAGTCCATTCCTCGCTACAGCCAACGGTCAGCTCTATCATAACATTACATGCGAGAATCGTCAAAAGTGGTCCTATTCTATGAGCCCCACAGCGGACGACAAAAAGTACGCCACGGATAATAGACTGTTTGGCGATGCTGTGCGTCAAGACGGTATCCACCCCGATTTTGAAGATAGCCCAATCAGCAGCAACATGCGGATCCGAGATATCTGCATCTACAAGCCCGGCGATCTAAATAAGATCGGCAAAGAAGGTCGGACATCTTGGGACAGTTTCAGCTATGCCCTGCTCATGGGACACAACGTCTGGACACACATCGAAGCGGTGCAACGTGCCAATCTGTTGTATGACCAAGGCATCTGCCCGGACATGATGGTGCATCCTACCAATTCGGACTATGATGTCCGAAAGGTCATCGATCTGATATTCGCCGCACGTGATCGCCAGAAGAGCTTGCAAATCATCGATGATCATGCTAAAGTTTGGGAAAGAGTGGTAGGAACACGTGGATTCACGGGCAAGCGGGCAGTGAACGCACACACCATGTTCAACAACCTGTTTGATACAGAAGAGGAAGAAGTACCAGTGGAAGAATTCGACCAGGGCAAACTAGATCAACTCGAGGATTCAGTATGAACAGATCAGGACACGAATCTGCGGATTTTTTCTACGGCAGAGAAGTCGAGCACACTCCGGCTTTCAACCAACCTACTCTTTTCGTCATAGGCTATCAGACCGTAGAAACCATCGAGCAGGCCCTGGCCAAAAGTACCTACGAAACACACCACGTCTTCTTTGGTGCCAACGACAGTTATCATCCCAAGACTGTAGAGGAACTGCGTGCCTGGGAAAACATGATCATGACATTTCTGGATCGCGGATATTGGTGCAGTCTTGATATCCCGTTCCAATATGTGGCAGGATTCCACGAAGGTGGCTTGTGCGAACGTGACAGATTCATCCCCATCATCAAGATACCCATCCCTTATATCAAGCTATGGAACTACAACACCTGTGTCAAGATCGACGATTGTGACTTTGCCGCCACCAATCCGGGTGTGTGGGTGCACCAGCTAGATGATCTTAAAAACCGCGATCGTTTCACCGACTGGTCTAAATATAGCAAGGACACGATAATCAAATGAACCAAGAACAACGAGAGACTGTAGAACGCATACGCGAAGCCGCTGACCGTAAAATCTGGGTCACTTTCCGGAGAGAAGGCATCCACAAGTATCCAGCAGCATTGACCGATCCACAACTAGCCACCGGAGATGAATATGATGTCAGCTTCCTGGGCTATCCACATCGCCATATCTTCCATTTCCGTGTATGGATCGATGTGTTCCACAATGATCGAGACATCGAATTCATCCAGTTCAAACGCTGGCTGGAAAACCTCTATGGCCAAGGTGTCATCGCTCTGGACTATAAATCTTGTGAGATGATGGCAGACGAGCTATATACAAACATCGCAGGCCGCTATCCAGGTCGCAGTGTGTGGATAGAAGTATCCGAAGATGGTGAGAACGGATGCTTGATCAAATATGAAACTCACCGCCCCATCAACTCCATCAACATCTGAGAGAAGGAACATGGCCAAACCCACGTTCAAATCTAATCCTCGAGTAAACGCTATTTTCGAGGACCTCGAGCTGTATCTACGCTTCTGCCAGGACTTTGGCTACAAGTACGATGAAAAGGACTTGTACAACTGGAAGAGCTACGCTTACCAGCAATACAACAAGCACGTCCAAGGCAAGTTCGCCAAAGACATGTGGGCCATTGACAGCAGCCGTCGAGGTCGCTGATCATGAGAAAACTTTTTTACTGTGGCTTGGAGTCCTACGAAGCCAGGTACACTCTTCAACTCACGGAGTGGAACCGTAGAGTATTTGAACGCCGCGAGTTGGACGTTGTGTATGTGCCGGGCAGTACCATCGACAATACCAAATCGATCTCTGTAGGACAGGTGCTGGATGCGCATGGCCGTAGTTACTTCTCTATGAGCCAGATGATGAATCTGGTGCAGATGATGCGCAACGGAGAAGTCACATCCGAAGATGTCATCTACTTCGAAGACATGTTCCAACCGGGAATCGAGTCGTTGCCTTACATCATGGATCAGATTCCAGAAAGCCAGCGTCCCCGAGTGTTTGTGCGATGCCTGGCACAGGCCATCGACCCCGATGATTTTGTGCATGTCTGGGGAATGGCCAAATGGATGAGCACCTACGAGCAGATGGTAAACTGTTTTGTCACTGGTGTGCTGGCCACCAACGAAGAGATGGTAGCACACATGCGTATCGCCAATTGGACCGCTCCTATCTATAACATTTCCGGATTGGCGTTCGGCAAAGAGGAAGTGCTAGAGCGCATCGGTGGTGCAGACAAACTCCGACCCTTTGATCAGCGGCAGATGCGTGTGGTATTTGGTGCCCGATTCGACCAAGAAAAGCAGCCTGACTTCTTCATGGACTTGATCGAAAAAGTACATGAAATACAGCCCAATGTCAAGTTTGCTGTCCTGCAAGGTGGGCCTTTGCGCAGTAACAATCCCAGATACATCGAACGGGCACGAGACTTGCAGGCACGTGGGCACCTCGAGATCCACGAAAATCTCAAGAAGAATGAATATTACGAGATCGTCAACGATAGCCGTGTGTTGTTCAATTGTGCATTACAGGATTGGGTGTCCAACACAGTTTCAGAAGCCGACGCACTGGGTTGTAATGTACTGTACCCTGCATATCGCAGTTTTCCAGAGACTTTCGCCAATGATCCCGACAGATTGTATGTGCCATGGAGCATCGACGATGCTGAGCATAAACTCTATGAACTGTTAAAACGTCCTCATCATAACATGGGATTGATATCAGATTGGAACAACGGAACCATCGATCGCATAATAGATATAATGTCGTTTGACGATCCTACACGAACTAAATGGTATCGTGGAGACAATCGTTATCGAGATTACGTGGCACCTGCCAAATATCCAGTAGTCAAGATCGAGGAATAATATGAGTAAAATCGTTTTAGTTACAGGTGCTGCTGGATACATCGGAGGCGAGACTGTGTTACGTCTCAAGGATGCTGGATACGTGGTCGTGGGAGTAGATACCGTGGCATTGCCCATGCATCTCCGGGCAGTGGCCGATCGCTTCTATCAAGAAGACTTTTCCAAGCCGCGTGGACTACAACTGCTAGATGAGTTTTCTCCCAGCGCTGTGGTGCATTGTGCAGGATCAAGCCTAGTAGGCCCCAGTTTAGATCGCCCGGCAGATTACTACAACAACAACTTCGTCAAGACTAAATCTTTACTAGATCGTATCCGAGATCACAAGATCGACACACGAGTGATCTTCTCTAGTTCTGCCGCGTGTTATGGCGAACCCATAATGACTCCTTGCAGCGAAGTAGATCCTTGTGAGCCAATCTCTCCCTATGGTGAGAGCAAACTCATGATTGAGTGGATGATGAAAAGTTATCGTCGTGCCTATGGGTTGGATTTCGTGGCATTCAGATACTTCAATGCCTGCGGTGCCGACAGCCAGCGCAGGCATGGACAGAAAAGCGGTGCCACACACATCATCGCCAGAGTGTTAGAAAACATCCGCGACGACAGAGAATTCGTGCTCAACGGCGATGACTATCCCACCGAAGATGGCACCTGCGTGAGAGATTATGTACACGTTGAAGACATCGCTGATGCACATGTTCAGGCCGTGGATCGTAGTCTGGCCAGTGATGTATTCAATCTGGGAACCAAAGCAGGCATCAGTAATCGACAGATCATTGCTGCCGCAGAAAAGATCACAGGACGTGATCTGAAGATCCAGGTAGGGCCACGCCGAGAGGGTGATCCAGCCATGCTCACAGCATCGGCAGACCGCTGGAACAAGATTTCTGGATGGCAACCTAGGTTTGGCCTAGAAGACATGATCGCACACGCATGGGCGTGGTATACCCGATGAGTTTTGATGCATTGTTCCACTTAGAGAGTGAACTCGGTGAATACACCGGCGCACCTTATGTGGTAGTCACGGATGGTTGCACACACGCCATAGAACTGGCCATGCGCTGGTACAAGATTCGAAAAGTAGAATTTACCGCGTTCACATACTTGTCCGTGCCCCAGACCATGCTAAACATGGGCATCGAATTCACGCTCACTGATGAGCAATGGTCGGGCGAATATCAATTCCATGGGACTAATATCTGGGATTCAGCACGCCGTTTGGAACCCGGAATGTATCGTCCCGGGCAAATACAATGCTTGAGTTTTGGCTATGGCAAACCTTTGGAAGTTGGTAAATGTGGTGCTATCTTGCTGGATGATCAAACCGCTTACTATCATCTCAGCCGTATGAGGTCAGATGGCAGAGATCTCGCGGTGATTCCTTGGATCAATCAACAGATATTTTCACCCGGCTGGCATTATTGTCCAACATTGGAAACCGTGGAACGAGCCAGGGCCAAACTCAAGATCATCGAGCCTCAGTGCCAGACAGCAGAATATCCAGATTGCCGGAAAGTTCAGATACTGGCATGAAAAAACTCTTGATCGTGGGAGATAGTTTCGCTGCATCCTATCCCAATCAACTCAATTGGGCCTCACGTCTCAATGCTCGAGTTGATAATCGTGCCCAGGCCGGTGTGGGGCAATATAAGATACTACAACAACTGAAATCCCACTATCAAGATCACGACCGTGTGCTAGTGGTGTTGACCAGTGAATTGAGAGTATACATAAAAAACAATCCTTTCTATGGAACCGAACATCGGCATGCAAACGCAGATCTGATATTTGCTGATATCGAAAGCCGTCGGAAAGATCCATGGGCAGATCGGTTGTTATGGTGGTTCGGCAATGTGTTCGATCTAGACCATGCCCGCGATATCAACAACCTCATACTAGCGGAGATACACAGACTACTAGAAATCAAACAATGTCATTGGAAGGCTGTGACTTTTTTTGAACCTTATCCTGGACAATATGATTTCGGTGGACGACTAGAAAATCTCAATGATATTTGGAAAGATCATCCTGGCAGCATCAATCATCTTGGTACACCAGGACATGATATCATAGTCGCAAATATCAATGCTTGGCTTGACAACGACCTAAATACACCGTAAAATAAACCAATGACTGGTCATCCTCGACCTTAATAACTCGGAGAAAAATTGTATGGCAGAAAAGCACTTATCACAAGTAATCAGACAGCGCATGAGAGACGACGGCAAGAGATTCTGGGCCGGCGATAACGTATCAGACTACATCAACGAAGGTACCAAACAGATCCTGATCAACGAAGCCACCGAAGCTTTTGAATCAGTATTGGACGCCCTCTTGATTGATAGAAAAACTGATCCCAATTCCAAGGGCACAGCACGCCGTTTGGCCAAGATGTATTACAACGAAATAATGGCAGGAAGATATGACCCAGCACCCGATTGTACAGCGTTTCCGAACGATTCAGAAGACCGTTATGAAGGCATGCTCGTGGTTCGTAGTGAACTTCGTAGTATGTGTAGCCATCATCATCAACCCGTTGTTGGGGTTGCTTATATTGGCATCCTTGCCGCACAGAAACTGATCGGACTGAGCAAATACACACGTATCGCGCAATGGTGCGCCCGACGCGGCACATTACAAGAAGAACTATGTAATGACATCGCTCGAGAGATCATGCGAGCCACAGACTCTAAAGACGTAGGAGTGTATATCCAGGCCACTCACGGTTGTTGCGAGAATCGCGGCATCATGGCACACAGTTCATTGACACAGACCACTGTGCTGCATGGTGCGTTCAAGACCGATCCCGCAGTGAAAAAAGAGTTTACCGATAACATCAAACTGCAACAAGATTTCGCTCCGAGATAACCATGGCCGCCACACTAAAACAAGCACAGGAACAGGGCATCGCGCCCTGGGACGATGCCTATGCCGAGGAATCCACTTTATGGATATTCCGCGATAGATATCCAGTGAGTCCGGGACACTTGCTATTTGTACCCAAGATCAATGATTCTGATTCAATAATGGATTGCTTCCGGTTGGCCCAGCGTTACGGAGAATGGGCAGTGATACGCGGCGATGCCGATGCTTACAACATCGGAATGAACTGTGGACGGGCAGCCGGGCAGACCGTGATGTACCCACATGTACATATGATTCCCCGTAGATCAGGTGACACCCTGGATCCAGTAGGGGGCGTGCGCGGAGTGATCCCGGGCCAAGCTAACTATAAACAATCCGGATATAAAAATCCCGATAAATAATGATCTCAGCGGTCTTTATGGCGTCATCCCGCTCGACAAATTCTGCCGCCTATGCTAAAATCTAACATAGGAGAAAACCATGGCATTCCAACCTGTCACTTACAAATACGTTTCAACTAAAGAGTATCACGATAGTTTTCCCTGCGCCTATCGTCAATGGCGTGCGGATAGCCACTGCAATCTCATCCACGGTTATAGTTTCTCAATGAAGTTCTTTTTTGGTACCAACGACCTTGATGTGCGTAATTGGGCCGCTGATTATGGTGGCCTCAAAGAACTCAAGCACATACTCGAAGATCAGTTCGATCATACTTTGCTGGTCGCAGAGGATGATCCAGAACTAGCGACATTCAAATTATTACAAGAAAAGAAAATGGCCAAACTCACCATCCTACCAAGATTAGGTTGCGAAGGTTTGGCAGACATGCTGTACAAGTATGTCAACGGAGTTTATATCCCCGACATGTGGGGACCGGCCGAAGCAGAACGCTTGTGGTGCTTCCGTGTAGAAGTACGTGAGACCCAATCGAACATGGCGTTCCGCGAGGGACACCGTGAGTGGAACGAAGACTTACTGTTATAAGGAATCTGATGAGCATCAAGATAGGATTTATCGGTTTGGGAAAGTTGGGACTAGACTGCGCAGAAGTATTTGCTGAGCATTATGAAGTATATGGATATGATATCTCCCTCAGAGCCAGTAATTCAGTGAATGTCACCGGGATCAAAGAAACTATCCAAAACAGTGATTGGTTATTTGTTGCGGTGCCTACTCCGCATGCCGAAGGATATGATGGATCTGTACCATCCAGTCACATGGAGCCCCGAGACTTTGGGCACGATGCGGTCAAAGACGCTCTTAGGAATATCAATCAATACGCCAACTCTCCCAAGAAAGTTGTACTGATCTCCACGGTTCTGCCCGGGACCACACGAAAACATTTCTTTCCTTTGCTAGATTCAAAGCATCAGTTTTTATACAATCCTTATCTTATTGCCATGGGATCTGTAAAATGGGACATGGTCAACCCCGAGATGATCATGATTGGCACAGAGGACGGTAATCCCAATGCATTGGCCCACGAGCTCATTGCATTATATCGTCCTCTCATGCAGAATGATCCACGTTATGAGATCGGTACATGGGACGAGTGCGAAGCCATCAAAATTTTTTATAACACATTCATATCTGCCAAGATAGGATTGGCCAATATGGTCCAGGACTTCGCTATGAAGATTGGGCATATCAACGTAGACGTAGTCACTAATGCGTTGGCGCGATCAACCATGAGAATCATGGGACCCAAGTACATGACTGCTGGCATGGGAGATGCTGGTGCTTGCCATCCTCGGGACAATATTGCTTTACGTTGGCTGGCGCAAGAATATGACATCGGCTACGACTTGTTTGACACTATCATGCATGCTCGGGAGATACAGGCTAAAAATTTAGCAAAGTTCTTGGTCAAGGAAGCCGGAAATCACATTGTAGAGGAAGATTTGCCTATAGCCATCCACGGCAAAGCGTATAAGCCCGATGTACCTTACTGTATTGGGAGTTATTCTACCTTGGTCGGTCATTACATCAAAGAACTCGGACATGATGTCAAGTACTTAGATCCGCTGGCTGATGATTCCACTGATGTGGTTCACGACTTGGGAGATCGGCCGCACGTGATATTATGGGCACATAATCGACAGATCACTTATGATTATACAGGCACCGAGGATCAAACCTTGCCCTATTGTCGTATACCACCGGGATCGATAATAGTCGATCCTTGGCGACAACTCAACGGCACCCACGAACACACAGTGATTCATTATGGGAATACCCGTGGCTGATACCAAAGCAAAAATTTCTATACTCTTGCCCACTCGAGGGCGCACTGATCTACTCAAACGTAGTTTATTGAGTCTAGTAGATCATGTCAGCGATGTCAGTAACATAGAAATCTTGTTAGCCTTTGACAACGATGACGTCGGTTCCTACGAATTTTTCCAGGAGCATATCGCCCCGGAACTTGACGATCGCGAATGTTTGTATTCTGCGCTGGGTTTCGAACGATTAGGTTACATACGTCTCAATGAATACCTCAATGCTTTGGCCCGTCACGCACAAGGGGATTGGTTTTTCTTCTGGGGCGACGATGCAGTGATGCGTAGCGATGATTGGGATTTACATATCATCGAAGTAGACAAATTTCGCATATTGCGTATTCCCACGCATAATCAACACCCATATGCTATCCTACCAATCATACCACGTACTTGGTTTGATCTTTTTGGGTATATCAGCGCACATCAACTCACCGACTCGTGGGTCAGCCAGATAGCCTACATGTTAGATATCATGCATAATATCGATGTCGACGTGCTCCACGATCGATTTGACATTACTGGAAATAACAACGACGACACTTGGAAAAATCGTCCTATGTTAGAAGGTCGTCCCGAAGATCCTAGAGATTTTAACAATGTGACTTGGAGGAAACACCGTACCAATGATGCTGCCAAGATCGCAGAATATCTCAGGAGCCAAGGGGAGTCAACTACTTGGTGGGACAATGCTGTTGTTGGGCGACAAGATCCTTGGGCAAAAATGATGAGTCCCGAATACGATCCAAACAAACAAATTTCGCGAATCTAAATAATGATTTCTCCCACCATCGAAGATGTAAAAAGTTTTTGGAACGCCAGACCTTGTAACATCCAGCATAGTTCAAGAGAAGTCGGAAGTCGAGAATACTACGACGAAGTTGAATCTAAAAAATTCACAGCAGAACCACACATTCCGGGTTTCTGTGAGTTCGATCGTTGGCAAGGCAAAAAGGTCTTAGAGATCGGTTCCGGTATCGGTACCATGGCTATCAACTTTGCCAAAGCAGGTGCTGAGTATACCGGCATAGAATTAAGTGAAGTCAGCATGGATCTCACTCGTCGTAGATTTGATATCTATGGTCATACTGGTAGATTCTACGTGGGGGACTCCGAACAACTCACTGACTTTGTTCCTGTGGAGGCCTACGACCTCGTATTCACCTGGGGTGTGATACATCACAGTCCCAATCCCAACAAGATACTTGAGCAGGCCAAAAATTATCTGGCTCCGGGATCTACTCTCAAGGTTATGGTCTATGCCGAAAACTCTTGGAAGAATTACATGATTGAAGCAGGGTTCGATCAGCCCGAAGCACAATATGGCTGCCCTATCGCTTACACTTACACAGAAAACCAATTACAAGATATGATCGGTACCGGGTTTAAAGACATCAAGATAACACAGGATCATATCTTTCCTTTCCAGATCGAGCCTTACAAGCGTGGTGAATATCTGCGCCAACCTTGGTTTGAAAACATGCCACCGGAGATGTTCCGTGTGCTAGAAAAGCGGCTAGGATGGCATCTAATGTTGACTGCAACATATCAAGGATCATGATGAAAATCGGGGTCGTAGGAACTGGCAGATTAGGTATTTGTTTCGCTCTGTTGCTGGATCGTGCAGGGCACGAAGTAGTAGGCAGTGACATACGAGCAAACTACGTAGCCGGTCTCAATCAGAAAAAAATCCGAACCAACGAGCCCGGGGTTGCTGAAATGTTGTCGCAGAGCAGGAAGATAAGATTCACTACAGATACCAGAGACGCGATATACCAAAGTGATATTATCTATGTCATGGTGGCCACCCCTAGCCTAGCTGATGGTAGTTATGATATCTCGGCGGTACAACGTGTGATCGACGATGTTGCAGAATGTGATTTTGATCTTGCTGGTAAAATCCTAGTGATCGGTTGCACTACCAATCCCGGAGATTGCCAACGCATACAGGATGTGTTACGGAACCGTGGTGTTGAAGTGTTGTACAATCCCGAATTCATCGCACAAGGCAGTATACTACGAGATCTACAGCAAGCCGATATGGTGTTGATTGGCGGCGAAAAGCCGGAAGTCATGGGTCGTTATAAACGGATTTATGATGATATCCAACCCGGTATGACTCCTAATGTGCATACCATGAGCCTAACTGCTGCAGAATTGGTTAAGATCGGGACCAACTGCTTCTTGACTACCAAGATCAGTTATGCTAACATGTTGGGAGAGGTATTGATCCGCAGTGGACTACAAGCCGATATAGACCGAGCGCTGACCGCTATCGGCAACGATAGCCGGATCGGAACCAAGTATTTGAGATATGGATTTGGGTATGGCGGCCCTTGTCTACCGCGGGACAACCGTGCGTTCGCGCACTATGCTAAAAAACTTGGGTTAGATTTTCCATTGGGCAGCATAGTAGACGAGTTTAATCATCAGCATACACAATTCTTGATCGAACAACTTTGTATTGCCAACACTGAAAACTTGCCATTTTACATGACTAGTATCACTTACAAGCCCAAGACGGATATAGTTGAGGAAAGCCAACAACTGCAGGTATGTCGTGGACTATTGGCAAGAGGCTACACAGTCTATGTAGAACAATGCGATCTCATACCCACAGAGACTGTGATCGAACTAGATCGCGCATTCGGACAGAAAATCCAATTCGAACGACGCCAGGACCTGGATCGCGAAGAAATAAAATATTTTGAGATAACTTTATGATAGAAAGAAAAAAACTGTCAGATGACCTGTTATTCATGGCTCCCGTGGCAGTCCCTGATCTCATCCGCATGGGCAAAGACTACGATGGTGGTTACATCATCAGCGATCGATCAGTATCCGCGGCCAAAGGCATGTTGAGCTTTGGCGTCAATGATGATTGGAGTTTTGATCAGCAATGGCAGACACGCAATCCGCAAAACAAGATACATGCCTATGATGGTACTATCAGTCCGTCTCGGATGCCAGAACCTTTGCGTGAATCATATCGTAGATTTTTTGGCATGGCCGCGGTGCATTTTCCCGTGAACGTTGGTGCTACATCTACCATTGGGCAAGCATCGTTCGATGATATCATGACACGCATGAACCGCGATCAAGTTTTCTTAAAGATGGACATCGAAGGCGGTGAATGGCAGTTGACTGATGTCATCTGCAATCATGCACAGACGATCACGGGCATGGTCATCGAGTTCCATAACACCGATCGTCTGAGACCTTTGTTCATTGAGACCGTCGCACGATATCAGCAACACTTCCGTGTGATCCATATACACCCCAATACCAGTTGCCCGTTGGCTGAAGATAATTTTCCCACTGTGGTTGAGTTAAGTTTCCTAAATAAGTCTCTATGGTCAGGCACAGAGATACGCAAAGAATGCCATGTACCCGAACTGGATCAGGCCAACTTGCCCAACACCAACGATATCGCGCTGTATTTTGAATAAAAGGATTGATGTGATGCAAAAGAAGATGTTAGTTTGTGGTGCCGGTGGATTCATTGGACATCATCTCGTCAAGAGTCTCAAGAACCAAGGCCACTATGTCATAGGCGTAGATCTCAAGGATCCAGAATACGAACCCTCTGCGGCAGATGAGTTTTATCTCTACGATCTCCGAGAGCAGGACCTGGTGCGCAAGTTAGTCACATCCGACATTGACACTATTTATCAACTGGCCGCTGACATGGGCGGCGCTGGTTACATCTTCACCGGGGACAACGATGCTGACATCATGCACAATTCGGCACTGATCAATCTCAACATCGCAGAAGCCATGATCCGTGCAGAGGTGAAGAATGTTTTCTATACATCGTCGGCCTGCATGTACCCCAGCCACAATCAGGAAGATCCCGATAATCCTCTGTTGTCAGAAGAATCAGCATATCCTGCTAATCCAGATTCTGAATACGGCTGGGAGAAACTGTTTAGTGAACGACTGTACATGAGTTTTGCCCGCAACTATGGTATCCGTGCCCGAATAGCGAGATTGCACAATATCTTTGGGCCATTGGGTAGTTGGAACAACGGCAAAGAAAAGGCGCCCGCCGCCTTGTGTCGCAAAGTAGCAGAGAGTGATGGACATATCGAAGTATGGGGACCGGGGGTACAAACACGCAGTTTCCTTTACATCAACGAATGCATCGAAGGCATACATCGTATCCAAGACAGTGATTGTGATTTTCCTTTGAACTTGGGAAGCGAGCGCATGATATCCATCAATGATCTTGCTCTCCTGATCGCTGGCATCGCGGGCAAGACCATAGAGATACGCAACGTGCCGGGACCCATGGGTGTGATGGGCCGAAATAGCCATAATAAACTGATCCGTGAGACCATCGGATGGGCACCGGGAGATCTGTTAGAACACGGGCTACGGGAGACCTATGCCTGGATCAGCTTACAAGTAAATCAGAGCCAACGATGAAAAAAACTTATATCACCTGGAAAGATGTCGAGTCAATGACCCAAGAGATCCTGCGACAGTTGCATCAGGATCAATGGCAGCCCGATTACGTGATCGGACTCACACGTGGTGGATTGGTCCCGGCCAATCTCATCAGCCAATATCTCGAAGTGCCCATGCACACGCTCAAAGTCAGCCTGCGCGATGAGCAAGAATGCGAAAGCAATCTATGGATGGCCACAGATGCGTTTGGTATGGAACCGGCCACAGAAAACGACTATTCATGGGCACGTGGGCAACCACATCTACGCAAAAAGATCTTGATCGTGGATGACATCAATGATTCGGGCGCTACCATAAATTGGATCAGGCAGGATTGGCAGAGCAGTTGCTATCCAGATAGCCCAAACTGGGCAGATGTCTGGGGCAATAACGTGCGTATCGCGGTACTTGTGGACAACCAGAGCAGTGACAACGAAGTAGAAGTGTCGTATACTGCTAGAGAAGTGAACAAATTGGAAGATCCACAATGGATCGTTTTTCCCTGGGAGGACTGGTGGAGAATTTAATAAATGGCTGATTTAAAAAATCAATTTTATTGTCCTTTACCTTTCCGCCATGTGTTTGTTGATAGCACCGGAATTGCACCGTGTTGCCAGACGCAAAGGCAAAACACAACCATTGACACCTGGAAGGACAATAGTGTTTTAAAATCCATGCAACAAGATTTATTAAATGGAATAGTACCAATGTCATGCATGGATTGCGTCAACCAAGAAGAAAAAACCGGACAGAGCTTACGATTAAATGCATTAAAAGATTACGGCGAAAAAATCTTTACTGATACTGAGATTGATTTCGTTGATTATAGATATAGCAATATCTGCAATTTCAAATGTCGTAGTTGTGATCCTATGTTCAGTCATGGTATCGCAAAAGAAGTCAGAGATAATCCAGTATTAAGGAAATATCTAAAAGTAATCGCTGATAAAACAGTATCTATGTCCGATGTCAATGGTGACTGGATCATAAAAAATCTACCAAACATCAAGCGTCTGATGTTTACAGGCGGCGAACCCACCTTGATTCCCGAAGTAAGATCAATATTACAATATATTGTCGACAACGAGTTTGATCATATCTCAATCATGATCACATCCAATGGCAGCTGGCAAGATGATTTTTGGTTTGATTTGACCCGTAAAATATCAAACATACATTGGACCATTAGCATAGATGGGGTAGGAGAATCTGCCGAAATAATACGCCATGGCACGGTCTGGTCTCGCGTGTATTCTAATCTAACTTGGTTGGCACAGCACTCTCCTAGCTTAGACATCAACACCGTGGTCAGTGTCCTTAACGTACTAAATCTAAAACCAATATTGGCACTGGGACGTGAGATGCAAGAAAAAAGTCGTATTCCCAGCGGGCTACACGGGGATCTGGGTTGTCGTCATCAGTTCCATATATGCCACCGCCCTTATTATCTAGCAGCAGATAACTGGCCAGACAATATGAAACCCAAAATAGAATCTTATCTGGGATCTTGTCTAGAGATGGATCTCGACGACGAACAAAGATCTATGGTATCTAATCTGCTATCATTGATAAAACGATCGGAGTTTGACAGTAAACTATGGCAACGCACATTAGAATACAATCAGACTCTAGATTCAATGAGAAATGAAGATTCATCAATACTGCTCAACATATGAAAACAAAAATAGTCTCTTTCGGTGATAGCTTCGTTTTTGGCAGCGAACTAAAAAACAATCATGATGGCCAAAAAAGCTGGATTGGGTTGGCGGCCAAAGATATCGGTGTCGAATATGTTACCTTTAGCCAGCCGGGGTGCGGCAACGAAAATATCGCCCGCCAGGTCTTGTCTTATTTTGAACAAAATCCTGGACACGACGTGCTGGCGATCATCAACTGGACATGGGCCATACGCTATGATTTCTATCACATTGGTACCGAAAATTGGTTTACTCTAGGACCCACATGTGTTCCCGGTAAACTCGAAGATAAATTGCCTCCAGATGAAGCACACAGGGTCATTGACTTTTATCGTGATTACCTGGGAAATAGCACTATCTGGGATAGATGGAGGAGTCTGCAAGCTATGTATGTCACACAGTGTTATTTAAAAAACAAAGGCATCACATCGATTCAAACGCATATGGATTTTGAAATATTTGACCAGACCTTCCATTCGCCTGAGTATATCAAAGAACTACAGAGACTTGTTAAACAAGAAGTGGTAGACTTCGAAGGCCTAAGTTTTCTCGATTGGAGTTGGAAAAACGGATTTATGGTGACTCAACCGGGATTGCATCCATTAGAAGATGCTCATCGTGCAGCAGCAGATTTGTGGAAAGAAAAGTATGCGGAAATTATGGAATTGCAATCATAAGGAAAATCAATGAGCGATATATTCAAAGATCAAAAGAAGTTCATGCAGGCTTGTGGACAGACCACAGACGAGTTTAATCGGGATCAATATCAGATGTATTGCAATCTTATTAAAGAAGAATTTGATGAATTGTGCGACAGCGATAATGTGGTAGATGATCTCGACGCACTAATCGATATCTTGGTGGTCACAACCGGTGCTTTGCATAGCTTAGGTGTAGATGTGGATGGTGCTTGGAAAGAAGTCATGCGCAGCAACTTTGATAAAGTAGATCCTCGCACTGGCCGGGTCACAAAGCGCGAAGATGGCAAAGTACTCAAACCCGCCAACTGGGAACCTCCCCGATTGGCACCTTTTGTCCGTCCGCGATGATACAAAGACTACGCATCCGTTTGGTCCGCTGGATCTTGGGCCGACATTGTGTGTGCTATCAGACCGGTTATCACAAACTCTGTCAATATCCAATCAAACCACATGATACGACCTCTCCGCGATGACTTGATGGTGCAGCAACAACTGCCAGATGGATTAGGCAATGTCAACGCTGCCTGGCAGCACATGGTGGCAGTGATCATGCTGAACCAGACTGGGCGAAAACCTGTGAAAACAGTGTTTCCTATATTCATCGATCGCTGGCGCACTCCTGGCGCTTTCTATCGGGCATTTACCTATTTTGGCCAGGAATCAGAGATACGCGATATCATCTGGCCCTTGGGCATGGTCAATGTGCGTTACAAACGATTATGTAAAATGACCGAAGATTTCTTGACTTGGGATCACCAAGATGCTACAATGTTATATGGTATTGGGAAATATGGATCGGACAGTTACGAGATCTTTTTCAAAAACAACTATACAGTAGAACCCACAGACAAAGAACTAAAAAGGTATTTGGATGAAGAAATATTCGTTTCATGACATCGGCGGCGAAGTAGTAAAAGACACAGAAGTTTATCTGCTGAAAGACAACCACGACCTAAATAACCTCGTGCTGAGTTCTACCAAACTGTATAGGAACCAGCAGACACGAGGACATAGACATGCAGGACAAGAAGAAGTTTACTTCTTTATGGAAGGTACAGGAAAAATGATTGTGGGCGAAGAGACCGACGAACCCTTTGATGTACGAGCAGGTGATATCGTGCTCATACCCGACGGCGCTTTTCATCGTGTAGTCAACTGCGGTGATACCAATCTAATTTTTAATTGCGTATTTGATGGTAAAAGGAACCATTGATGGAAAAAATCACATACACAGAAATATTCTACAGTCTACAAGGTGAAGGCAAATGGGCAGGTGTGCCTTCGGTGTTCTTCCGCACATTCGGCTGTAACTTCCGATGCAAAAAGTTCGGTCGGCTGCGCGACGAAGAGATCCCAGGACACAACCCCGAAGTGGTCGAAATCCTGCGCATGGTCGAAGCCGAACCAGACAAGTATCGGGAATTTAAGGATCTTCCATTAGTGACCACGGGCTGCGACACTTATGCATCGATCTATCCTGAGTTCAAGCGTTTCAATGATCAAGATGATGTTGCTACTATCGTAGACAAGATGCATGCCATTATCCCCAACAACACTTGGGACCAGGGCTGGAACGACGATGTACATTTGGTAATCACTGGTGGTGAACCATTGCTGGCTTATCAGCAATTGTATCCCGAGATGATCGAGATGTGCCGTGAGCGTGGACTCCGTAACTTGACATTTGAGACCAATGGTAGCCAACATCTCTATGACAACGTGCATGAATATCTACTGAATGAATTCACACGCAATGGTCGAGATTATGACAAACTTACTTTCAGTGTAAGTCCTAAACTGCCTTGTTCGGGGGAATCGTGGGAACGAGCTATCAATCCCAAGATTATCAAAGAGTACGAGATGATCGGGTCCACTTATGTGAAGTTTGTAGTAGCCACACGTGAAGATGTCGCCGACGCAGAACGTGCTGTGGCAGAGTTCCGCGAAGCCGGCTTTGGCGGTCCCGTGTACTTGATGCCCGTGGGCGGGGTGCCGCAGGTCTACAACCTCAACACACAGGAAGTGGCCCGATTGGCCATGGAACGTGGGTGGCGCTATAGTCCAAGGCTTCAGGTCGATTTGTTCAAGAATGCGTGGGGTACATAACGCATTATTCCAATTGTTATCATAAATAAATATGTATAATGATTGGGACAAAAATGACTAATCCGACAAATAAAAAAACACATCAACAATTTGTAAATGAGATACCAAAAGAGCTCGGAATTGAAATTACCGGTACCTACGTCAATGCCGATACAAAAATAGAATACAAGTGCAAACACGGAGTCAACTATTCAAGACCATGGCAGATATTAGGGTTTCTCCATTGCTGCAGAAAAGGGTATTATGAAAGCGGGAGGATGTGGTCTTCACAAAAACACACCAAGCAAGATTGGATCCAAATTTTACAACCAATTTACGGTGATCAATACGTCTGGAATAGTTTAGAAAAAGTTCATAAAAAAGATATGCTAAAAATCGAATGCAAAGATCACGGTATATTTGAGCAATGGACTACAAGCCTAAAAAATGGTGTGGGTTGTAAAACTTGTGTTAAAGAAAAAGAAAAATTAAGAAAGCAACAACAAGCCTGGGAAAATTTTATCGA